TTGGCAGCAGTAGATCAGCATACACACGAGACTGCAAGGCCGCAAAGGCCTACGTAGCGCGTCGTGTTCGGTCCGAAGGGGTAGAGTTTCTAACAAAGACTCTGCCAGCTCTCGGAAAGGCCTTTGATAAGGCCCTTGCTGAAGTAAGTCCGTTAGACCCCGTAACTTTAGGGTTCCACCCTAAAGACGGAACCAAGGTACCAAAATTCCTTGGTTTGTTGTTTGAGGACTTAATCGATCCGACTGGCCGCCCGTATAAGCTTCCGGCCCGCGTAAGCGGTCTACCGGTACCTGAACGAGTGGCGCAGTGCTGTTCTACGACTGTGTATTGTATTCGGCAGATACTCTACTTGTTCTACAAGTACGACCTGCCCTACAGTCCTGAAGAAGTACACGCAGTTCTGAATCGTTTCGTTTCAAACGAGACAGATCTGAGCTACGTCAACCTTCGCCTTGAGCACTTGACCAATAAGGCAAGTTCTCATGTACATAGACCCTGGTCCTACGGCTACACCTCAAGAGATGGTGATATGCAGATGGCCAGAATCCTACGAACCGCTAGGTGCCTCGTCAAGAGGCTCTTCAGTGGTTTTAATCCGTATGACATCACCCCGAAACATGGCCCCGGCTCCGTCGCCACTGGCGAAAAGCTGTGGGAAAAGTTTCAGTGGAAGAATGTCTCCAGTAAAATACAGCAACAGTACGAGCTTGGCACTTATTTCTTTGCCAGTCCCGCACATGTGGCTGATAATCTGGAATCCCTACAAGGGATAACTGATCACGACCTTCCGGCAAAAGTTGTACTTGTGCCGAAGGATTCGCGTGGACCGCGTCTCATCTCCGAGGAACCAGTGGACTTCCAATGGATCCAACAGGGACTAAAGACCGGTATTGTACGTCACTTGGAGGAGCATCCTTTAACACGGATGTCTATCTTCTTCAGTGATCAACGACCGAACCAGTTCGCCGCCCTTCTCGGGTCGGAAACTGGTCATTATGCCACTCTCGATCTAAAAGACGCGAGTGACCTAGTATCGTTGAAGCTAGTCGAGTTTTTGTTTCCAGAGCCTCTTTTGAGCGCTCTGTTAGCAACTCGATCATCAGGAACTAGGCTACCGGACGGACGATCTATAAAGTTCCAGAAATTCGCACCCATGGGGTCAGCATTATGCTTTCCTATCATGGCTGTGTCTGTCTGGGCGATCGTTTCGGCCGTAATCCTAGGTACAGTTTCGCCCACAGCTCCCTTCAAGAAATTGGGGGGGCTGCTAGAGCGACTGCATGTATTCGGTGATGATGTTATCGTACCAACGGCCTTTGCCGAAGCAGCGATAAACGCTCTTGAATGGGTTGGCCTTAAAACCAACAAAGACAAGTGCTGTGTCAAAGGATTCTTTCGGGAATCCTGTGGCGTCGACGCCTTCAACGGCTTCAACGTCACGCCCGTCAAACTAAAGACGGCTTGGACTCATGACCGCACGCCTAGCGCGTATACTGCATGGATCGCGTATGCGAACATGCTACAGTCACGTGGGATGTATTCTACTGCGAGTAAAATCGCAGCGATGCTCTACGCTCAATATCGCGTAGTACCTCGGTCTAAGGACCCTGCACATGCAGGGTACCCGTGTCTAGATGCCAACATCCTTGTATTCGATATTGTGCCAAGGGAGTATTTCCGTAAACGAGTTAACAAAGGCCTGCAAAGGCGCGAAGTTCTCGTCTGGGACGTTCTCTCTAAGCCAATACAACATGACCCAGGTGGGTACATTCGGTTACTTCGGTTTTTTACCGAAGGCTGTGCGGATGGCCTCGTGGCCGATCTCGTCAGTCATAAATTCAGATCAAGCTTGCTTAATTGCAAGGCGAACTGGATTCTAACCGATCAGTCCTCATTAGGGGACAGCTGCATGAGTTGGGATTCGTTCTCGACTCCGTTCGATACAGCTAGTTATACACGACGCGACTCGAGCATTCTCGAGAAGTGTTGGCGTGGTCACAGGCCGTAAGGCCTGTGGGGTGTAAACACCCGGGCGGGGGAGCGCAGAGGCTCTCCCC